CGCCGATGACCTCGGGGTTGCCTTGACGGAAGCGAACTTTGTCGCACTCGTACCATCCGCCCTCGGTGGTATACCGCGTGTTCTCGCGGTTGACTCCGGGCTTGAACAGGATTTTCTGGAGTGGCATAACCGTATTCTCGTGTCAAGACAAGAAAAGGGCAATCTCTGCCTCGCGGCGTTTTACCAGACCCGGCAGGACTTTGCCACCGCCCATCGTCCACTGACGGAAGGCGTCTGCCGCTCCGTTCCAGTCGTCGCGGTTGGCTCGCATCCTGATCTGGCTGCGCTGAAGGTTGCCTAGCCCTGCATTAAAGGCAAAACTGACCAGAGCGTCAAAAGAGCCTTGACGGCCAGATACGCCGGGAACAAGTCGAAGAACACCACGTTCAAAAGTCCCGACATCATCACGGAATAGTTCGTCGATCTCCGTCTTAGTCCAGACACGGCTGTCCTCCGGCTTCAGGGGGAACTCGTTGCGGAGCATCCCGGTGTAGCCTTCCTTGCGGATAACCGGGAGCCTAATCTGTTCTTGGTACAAAACGTGGCCATAGCCAATCGTCCAGATGTGGGCGGGACAAAGGTAGGGTTTACTCCTAAAGCCCTCATACTTGTGCATGAGGTCTTCGCCTGCCTTGCTCAGTTTCACTTCTTATTCCACTGTCGAGAACCGAACCAGTAGCCCAAAATTCCCCCGAGCAGGGCAGTCTCATCAGGGGAGAAAATCAGATCGGAATATCGGATCACATCGTCCATGCTCTGAATCAGGCCGGGTTGGTTCCATAGATAGACGCACATAAATGCATTGATGGCCACCAACTCAAACACGAAGATGTAGGTTACCGTAGGCCGCACGGTGCCTGTGTAGTTCACCACCCACCGGGAAGCCTTGTCCATGATCTTTTGATCGTGAGCAAGCGCCGCCTCGGTCATTCGGGCATCAGTCTCCATTGCGACTTGCTCGGTTCGGATTTCCTCCATCCGAGCCTGCGCCGCGAAGCCTGCCGCTGCTAACTGTAGTTCGCGCTCGGTTTGAACCTGAGCCAACTTCAGTTCATGGGCTTGATCTGCTTTGTTCTGAAAATACTCAAGCAGTTTGGGCAGGCCGGAAAGCAGCAGACCGCCAAGGGTGGAGAGAAGCGACAGCATTTAAGCCCCCAGTGCAAAGAGGAATAGAAGCACCCCGGCTGCGCCCACGCCGATGGAGGCGTAAAACAGACTTAGGGTAACGGCAAGAATGGCCGCAGAGGATAGAACGATGGCCAGTTGCAGCGCCATGCCGGAGTAGGAGTAGTAGGAAGACTTGGCCTTGGCAGCGTCGCGCTTGGCTTCAGCAGCACGGGCCTTTTCCATGATCTCGTCCATGTCGGCGCGTTGCTTGGTGGCCTTCTGTTCGTTGTTGGTGACCTCGTAGATGGTCGCCCGGACGTTCTTGGCCTGATACCACGCCCACAGGTTGTTGGACTCTATGGTTCCGTTAAGAACCGCAGAGGAGTTCCTTCCGGCAAAGTAATTTGTAACAGCAAGGAGTAGAGCAAGCAGGCTAATAGAAACCGCAGCAAGAGCCTTGACATGGGCTTCCCTCTCTGACCGGCTTGCGCCATCCGGCGGCTTCCTGAAACTCATTGCTGTACCTTGTCGAGTAAGTAGTAACCAACCGCAATCAGGGCGACTGCCACGAAAGCAATTGCTGCCCCGTACTTGGCGTTGAGCATGAATTCCTGCTGCCGAAGGCGATGCTCACGCTCTTTCTTTTCGCGCTCCTTCTTCAGCCGAATGCGCTCCATGATCATCTCGTTGTAGACGTTCTCACCGTAGTGAGCGACGATCAGAATCTTGAGTTCGTACTCCTGCTTGATCAGTGCCTGCTTGTGCATCGTGATCTGCAAGGCTTCGTTCTCAATGCTGTCCTCATGCAGCAGCCGCTTGAAGACCGAGGGCTTCTTGTTGGCCTTCTCGTTGGCAAGACGGTTGAAGTCCCCAAAAGCCCCGTACCACTTGCCAATCTGACCGGCAACGTCCTGAATCTCGCGCCCGGTGGCAACGAGTTTCTTAACAGCCCCAAACGCGGCATTCGCTGCTGAAACTGCCGCAAGAATGCCGGTGATCGGTTCCATAGATTAGGGCTGCTCAGGCCAGTTAACGGTCCAAGGGAACCCAGGCTGCGCCGAGATGTCGCGCAATGCCTGCCGGTAGGTTGCCCAAGGAGCCTTGTCCACCGGAGCGTCAGCCACCTGCGTCCAGTCTGTGTCCTTGAGTTTCTGGTTGCGCTGCTCGCGCATGGCCTTGGCTTGCTCGGCATCTTTGGCGGCTTTGGCGTCGTCATCCAAATCAGCCACGCTGTACTTGGTGAACCACCTGCCATCAACCTGCTCCACGCCATCACGGAACGCGATCTGATACCGGGTCGGCTGCGCCTGCGGACCTTCAAAGACCACATCCGCCCCGAGAGCCTCAAGCACCTCGTCCGTGGTGCGATCCCATGACGGGCCACCGTTGTCCCGCGCCCAACGCCGGAGTTCATCCTCCAACATCACTTGGCCCGTGGCTCTGAGTCTGATTTCCATAATTGCTCCTTATGCGATGGCAAGGAATAGGTATGTTCCGCCACTTGCGTTCAACCCCGCCGGGGCTGCTGCGGTGACTTTGAAGCCTGTGCTGTCGGTGTCAACGTAGTTGGTGCCCGTGACTTCCGCAGCCGAAGAGTTCATGAACAGATAAGGGTCGTTGCCGCTTGTGATACCGCGTGCGCTGTCGTACACCCACCAGTCACCCGTGCTGTCTGTGCGCTTGATGAGAACGAACCTCGCACCCCCCGTGAAGCCGCAATCGATGGTCTGCAACGCGCCTGTGCCGGTGTATGAGCCGACCTTGCTTACGCCGGGGCAGGAGGCGAAAAGGTAGGTGACGTAGGTCCAAGATGGGCCGTTAACGTCACCAGAAAGGCCAACCTGAAAGTTGGTTGCTGTTGGCCTAGTCCCGAACCAATCATTTGTGTTGTACGTTTGAGTGGCGTAGTTTGAGTTTAGGTTTAGGTATGCAAAATTAAAGTTGCTTGTAGTAAAGTTGAATCCAACAAACCATCCGGTAATAGTGCTTCCATTTCGTACTTTAAAGATCATCAGTTCCGGCGCAACACCAAGATTATGAGTAATGGTTTGCGTCGATCCGCCGCCGCCGCCAGTCCCCGTATAGCAGACCACATCAAAGAAGCCGGGGGCGCGGCGGAATGCCTCAACCGCTTTCGAGTTTGCGCCAAAACGTGGCGTTGTAACTGTTGTATTACTAGCGAAGTCAGCGGGCGAAGCAGTGGCTCTTTCCGCATCCGTTAATGAGGTTGAGGTAAAAAATCCTCCGCTGAGCAACCGGCTTGCCGTTACAAAGTTCAATGTAGAGCCTGATAGTTGCGCATTAAAAAACAGATCAACCGGAAAATTTGTTGTTTGGGTTGTTGAACTTGTTGAAAAAGGCGCAAACACACTCGTCCCCGTCGTCGGAATTTTCATCGGGCCGCGACGGATGGCGATGTAGATGTAAGTGGTAGATGCAGATAAGCCAGACCCACCCGCAGAAAATCCTGTAGCCGTTGGGTTGCTATATACATACAAAAAAGCCGATTCACCGGCTGACGAATTGGGGGCCAGTGGATCATCGGTATTTGCAAGTGACCAATCCCGCATTGTGTCCAAAATTAACCAATCTGAAGCACCAGATGAACTTTTGAAGAGGAGCCATTGCGGCTCATATCCAAGGTTAACCGTGGCGTTACCACTGCCATCAGTCGTAAACGACCCACAAGTAATCACATTGTCCGCACCCGTCAGGCCAAAGCCTCCTGCGTCGTGGGCGAAGAGGTAGGCGACATATGTGCCGCCGTTGGCGTTGACGTTGGCATTTGTGCCGACAGCAAACGTGGTGCTCGTCATACCAGAGCCGTACCAGTATGTGGCATTGTTTGCTGCCGCCGCAGTGCTGTTAAGAAGCAAATAATCGGTATCGTTGACGTTCAAACTTCTGTGCCAGACGGCCCAGTCGCTCGTGATGTCCGTGCGCTTGACGATGATGAAACCAGGGGTGCTACCGAGGCTGTGCGCTATATTGCGTTGGGCACCATTCCCCGTATACGTCACCACATCAAAGAACTTGGGCTGCTTGCGGAAGGTCCATGAGGCGTAGGTGACATTGCTGTAGTTTGTGCCACGAGTTGCGGTTGTCGTGCCGCCTTGAGTTACAACAAACCCAGTAGTGGAAAAAGACGATAAGTAATCGTAAGAAGACCCGCCAAGGTCCTCTGCGCTTGTCAGATTGCTGGCAAGAGCCTGATTATTTGTTGCGCTTGTTCCGGCACCGCGAGTGGTATCTGTCAGGATGTGATCAGATGCCGCGCTTCTGCCTTTGATCCATACCATCCCGCCCCTTGTAGACAGATCAATCCCGTTGGTGATGGTCTGCGTTCCACCAGTTGTGCTATTGCCGGTGAAGAGCCACGTCGAGAACACGTCCTCGATGTAGTTGGCGGGTCCAGTCTTGGTAAACTCGCCAAACCCTTGCGCGGACGCAGCACCTTTGGTTTCGATCAACGGCATGGGGATTCCTTATGCAAAGCGGGTCTGCGAGGCCAAGACCGTGAAGGTTGCGCTACCTGTCTTGATGATGGTGTAGACGTAGGCGTCGATGCCGCTTGCGTTGCCTGCTGCGGGAGCCTCGCCGCCTTGCCACTTGGGCGTGACGCTGCTGCCGTCGATCTGCACCACGCTGTTGTAGTATGCGGTCGATCCTTGAGTGACCAAGAAAGCCACTGTCAGCGATTGGCCAGTGGACATCACCGTATTCAGACTGGTGCCGCTTGAACCACGGAAGTTCACCGTCCAGTTGGCCGAGGCGTTGCTCGTGTAGAACAGCACCGACTGGGTGGTCACGTCGTAGTTAATAGTGCCTGTTGCTGCCGTGGCACTGACTGTGCAAACCTCTGCCGCATCACTGAACACCGCACCAAGCACGCTTGACGACCCGGCGAACGTCTGCGTGGCTGTAAATGTCTGAGCCGTTCCGAGCACGGCCAGCGTATCCGTGACATTTGGTAATGTCAGTGTGGTACTGGAAGACAACGTGGCGGGGGTGAGTGTCACCGCATAAGAAGACGTCCCCCCTGCCCTACCGGCAATTACAACGGCGTCCTGAGTCGATGCTGCTTCAGATCGAATGGCATTTGCTGCCTGGAAAGTTTGTGCCGCCGTAAAGGTTTGTGCTGCACCCAATACGGACAACGTGCTCGTCACGTTGGGAAGCGTCAACGTAGTGTTAGAAGACAGCGTGGCAGGCGTGAGCGTAACTCTGTAGGTGCTGGTGCCGCCCGCCCTGCCCGCCAAAATAATCCCGTCTTGCGTCGCAGTGCCCGTGCCAAATGTTTGGCCTGTATTGTTTTGGAATGTGTTGGCTCCGGTGAAGGCGTTGTTGCCCGCAAGAGTGACTTCATTAACAGAAGAAACAACCTTGACGAAGTCACTGCCGTTCCAGGCAACGACGGCCTTCTCGCCAGACACCAGAGTCACGCCTGTCGTGGGGCCTGCTCCCACGATCTTCACCGACTGGCTCGTAGAGGTC